TTACGCAAGGATGGCATATGGAATACCAAATAGCAAAGCAGCAACAATTACAAAGCCTAACATAACAAACCCCTGTGTCTTCCAAAAAGACTTCTTCTCCTCCTTTGATTTAAAAGGAAACATAGCTAGGAAACAAATTATAAAAGTCAATAATCCCGCAGCTAAAATCGTAATTGATCCCATTAGGAACATCCCCAAAAGTATCCCATCTGCAATATATTCTAATTTTTGTATTCCATCATCTATGGATTTGAATACCTCATTCAAGCCATAGTCTTCCCCTTCAATTACTACAGATTGCACGATAAATCTATCGAATAACCCCATATAGATTCCTCCATAAAGCTAAATAAATTACTGATGCAAAAAACCGACTATTATTTCCAATCGCTATTATTTATTTAAAAAAATAATCTTCTACGACTTAGATTAAAAAAATACTGCAATAAGTTATAAGCATTTTTTTCTTTCTTATGTAACATATCAACAGCCAACATACCGACTCCCCCTATATTAATAGGAGTAGAGGAATATTTCATTTCAAAATCAAAAACTCTCATTCCTGCTAAAATTTCCTCATCTTCAAAAACACCGTACAAATTTTCTTTTGTTGTTTCTTCAATGTGGTTTTGAAGCTATTGGTCAGCGTTTAGACCCTCAAATGATGATTTTACAAGAGCACAAAATTTTACGTAATCATTCCGGTCTATCTTCTTAATCTGCCTTGTTTTCATCACCCCCCTAAAATTAATCTTTAGTCATCTCTACTGCTACACTACTTGTACAATGGAGTAATTCTTTGCATATTAGATTTTAACATAAATTCCCTAATCATACTGATATGCTCTATATTTGCTTACTAAACACTATTTGCCTATACATACCGCTGATTAATATCATCTTCGATCTGTCTTGCTTGTTTCCCTTGAGAATAACATCCGAACTCCCGTTACACTTTAATTACTTCATTTTTACAGGTTCGTTTTATTTTATTGATAACAATTGATATGTTTATGTTAGCAAAATGTTAGCATCTGCCCCTTTACCGCCCTTGGAACACTCTGTACCAGAAAAACAAAAAAGCCTGAAACCCTTATCTACCAATGGTTTCAAGCTTTTTTAAGTTAGTGATTCCGATTGGATGAAAAATAGTGAATTAAAACATAGACACGGGTATGATGTGGCATCTTCCTCGGGTCTCGTTGGCATGCAAATGCAAGGAGCAATGGCCATATTCACAGTAAACCTAAAACGGGTAATGAAACTAATGAAAGAACCAAAAGAATAAAACCAAGGAAAAAGGGGGTCTGTTCGTTTAGAATTGAACGAACAGACCCCCTTTTCTTTATCATTTCTTACATTTGAAAAATTAAAGTGCTAGTTTTCAGTGGTTTCCAATTAAGGAGGGGCTTTCAATAATTTAAATCAGATATGTGCTTATCAATAATATGAGAGTTCTTATCAAAATCAGTAAGTTTTAATTTTAAAATTGATCTAACATCAACATTTTCATCTGAGAAATCCTTTTTTAATGAAACGATAATACCGGCAACCATAACAATCATTCTATATTTATCATCATTAGACATTTTACTTGGATCAATACTTCTATAGTTAAAATTTTGATATGTTGCAAGCCGACGTATCGTTTCAGCAGAAGAATACATAAATGCTCTATTAATCAGACTCCTCATGTAGTCAGGATCCTGTAACTTCTTAGCATAAAGAGGAGTACCAATATCAAACAAAAATGAACGCCAGTCATCTAAAATACTTCGCATTTCTTCTCCGCTTGAACTTCTTACAAAACTATCGACCTGAAGACTTTTAGTGTGAGCATTAGCTGCCTTTGCCTTTCTTTTATCAAGAAAATAAGTGACTATAGCGGTGATTATACCTGAAACTAGTGTAGTAGTTAATATATTTAAAATTATGTCTTTCATTGCAAATCCCCCTCCTATTAAGTGATATTTTACCATAATAGGAGGGGTTATTTATTAAAACATTACATTCCAAGTAGCTAGACCGACAATACCATCAGTAGACAAGCCTTTTCTCTTCTGATAAGCTTTTACAACCGCTTCAGTGCCACTTCCGAATATACCATCAGCAGTAACGTTGACGGCTCGCTGGATTCGCTCGACATCCTTACCCTTTGAACCTTTCTTGATTAGTTTACCTGGATAAGGAACGATGGCAGAACCAGATGCTTTGCTAGTTGTTTCCTTTGCAGCTGGCTTCTTATATGCATTAAGAGCTTTAGCAGATGCAGGTCCATATTTTCCATCTACAGTGATACCAGCCGCTCTCTGCAATGCTTTGACAGCTGATACAGTCTCATCACCATAATCTCCGTCAGCTCCGTATTTAGGGAGTGAGAACCCTTTGGAAATAAGTTTTTCCTGTAGATCTTCTACCGCTTCTCCTTTGCTTCCCTTATGCAATACCTTCTTTGAAACGTCATCTAGAGGAGGAATTGTTGAAGTTCGAAACTGAAATACGCAATGGTGAGTATGTGGATCCAGCCAAATCTTCTTTTGAAGAGTTTAAAGATATATGGAAAGAAAGACACGCGCCAAAAGCACTTTCCCCTTCTACACAAGAAACTTTCTATCGATATCTTCAGATACACATACTCCCCCACTTCGGGAGTAAGAAAATATCCAAAATTAATACCATCCAGATAACAGCATTCTTAGATAGCAAGTTAAACGAGAAAAGTCAAAACGATCCTAATAAGACTTTGTCACCCGCCACAGTTAAATATATGTACAGAATCTTAAAGCATATGTTCGGTGTAGCTGTCGATTGGAAGGTTATAAAAGAAAACCCGATGGATGGAGTAAAGCCCCCTTCATTGAAAAAGAAAGAAATGGGTTATTATTCTGGAGAAGATATGCCTGTTATAATGGAAATTCTCTATGAGCAAGAAATAATGTGGAAGGTCTATTTTGTATTGGCAATTTTCGCCGGATTACGCCGCGGAGAAAACGTTGCGCTCCAATGGTCCCATATTAATTTAGAAGAAGTCGAGATTACGATACAGGATAATCTAGTTATAGGAATTCGCGATGACGGGACAACGGGAATTGTTTTGAAGAACCCAAAATCCGAAGCTTCAGCTGCAACAATCTCAATTCCAAAGTTTGTTACTGATATGTTGAAAGAATACAGACGTCATTGGTTGATAGAGAGGATGCTGGCTGGAGACCTCTGGCCAGGTGGGATAAAGAATACCTTTACCATGATGGGTTTGGCAATCACCTCTACCCTACAGCCCTTCTAAGAAGTGGAGGAAAATTAGAGCAAAGCATAATGTAAAGAAAAACAAGTTACACGATTTTCGGCATACAATGGTAGCCCTTCTTATGGAAGAAGACGACGTAAACCTTTTATCTATCTCTAAACAAGCTCGTCACACAAGCTCAAAATTTACTGCTGATGTGTATGGTCATATTTCTAAAAAGAGACGGGAGAAAACTATAAACCAGTTACAAAAATACAAACCATCTTAAATTGGTCGACAAACGGTCAACATTTTATTAGTGTTCGTATTTCTACAGGAACATAGAAAAACCCTAGAACCATTGCGGCTCTAGGGTTTTATTTAGTGATTCCGACTGGACTTGAACCAGCGACCCCTACCCTGTCAAGGTAGTGCAAACGCCTGTTCCCCATAGAATCTTATATTATCAACGTTAGTTATGTATAAATTAAATGTGACCATTTCACAATTGAATATTTTCAATTTCATTATAAAGTGGTTGAGAAATTATGTAAAGTGGTTATACTCTATTTGCTATAAATATTCGTAGACCTGTTTTAAGCAAATTAATATCACTTATCCTGTAAGTAACATTTTGTATTATGTACTCATCATTAATTTCTACCTTTTGAGACTTCTCATTGTCAGCCATTAGTATATTTATCTCTGATTCTGCTACTGTAATTTGTCCCGCAATGATACTAAATGATTGTTGGTAAACAATACAAGGCACATCTTCTATAACTGCAGGAATTACTTCACCTGTTCCTGGAATTGGATTATCATATTCATCGTACTCTGGATCAGTTACTTGTTCCTCCTGCACATGTATAGGAATAGTATTTGTAGCAGGACGGATAACCGCCTTATACTCGTATACACGCTTTGATTGAACATCACTGAAAACTATGTAATAGGTAACACCATACTTAACAATATCACCACGCTTCAAAGGAACGTCAGAATGTATTACTTTATCATCAAATTCATTCAAATTGATTCCTTTTGATGTAATGATTACGTTTCTAGGCTTATTTTCATCATTAAAGTACACTTCTACCCCAAACTCATTCAATAACTCTGTAAATGCTTCACTTATCATAAATCCACTCCCTTTCAGTCACCAAACAACATGAAGAAGTTAGTGTCATTTTTAATTTGGTTGTCTGTTTTAAGCGTTCTAATCTTACGCTCTAACTGATCAATTCGATTCTGCAGATTTACTGCAAAGTCAGATACATCCATATCCTCATGCTTCTTATTAGCAAATTTAGAGGGATTATTTGCAATAGATTCCAATGCTGCCAATGCTGCTTGATAGATGCTTTTCTTACTTGTGGCAGATTCTGCATTATATTGTTCAAATGGCTGCAATCCATTTTCATTAAGGTAGATGATTAATTCCTTTTGTTCTAACTTGATACCTTTAGTTTCCAATTGTAGACGTTGTAGGTTATTCATTTCTATTCCTCCTTATATAAAGAAAAAAGCCACCCTATGGAGTGACTTCAATTCCAACTTATTCTTTGTAGGTTAGCGCGTTCGACTCTTTCACATAACTCTTCATACTTTTTAATAAAAGCAGCCTTTTCCTCATCGGTTACCTCAAATCTTTCAGGTAGAGAGTTTAATTTGTTTAAAGCAATTTCAACTTCGGCCAAACTAATTTCTAGTTCTTCAAAATCTTCTCGGTGTAACTTATGAGGGCGGTATTTTTTTAACATGTAATCAATTAAATTCTCTGAGGCGTTAAATTTCATTTCGATTCCTTCTTTACCCATGACACTAGCCCAGATTTTGTTACTTGAAAATTGATCCTTAAAATATCTTGATGAGTATTTAGTATACCTATTCAATTTCATCCTCCTAATTTGACTGCTTTATCTTTAACAGAGCCGTCTAGTAAATTAATCCTTATCCTATCTATCAACTTAATTATCTCACTTAGTCCTACAAAAATTGCTCCAGATGAAATACCTGCAAATGACCAAATTAGAAGTGGGACAATCTTAAATTCATCTAAGTAAGAATCAGGTATTGACGAAATAAATCCAATAACAATTCCCACCACCATTGTTACAACTCCTACTACCATGAGTAAAGTTGCTATCGGATTACCTTCTATGTACTCCACCTTTTCAGTTACACGAGACGGTGTATGGTTTTCTTGTACTTCCTGACTTTTCATTTTTTTCTCGGATTTCATTGCGTACCACATTAAGAGAAAAATAAAGCCAACTATTACAATAAGAATGATAGTAGCACCAACAATGGACATTAAAAATACACCTCCTTTCTAAGAAGATGTATTCGACAGATAAGACTATTTACCTTTATTATTTACATAAACCACCGCTACTTTTTGCTCATCCTTTGTTCTTCAAACCATTCATCGAGAAATTCTCTTGTTTTAGCAGCGTGAAAAAGCCACTTCTTACCTACACGAATTTTAGGAAATCTTTCATCAAAGAAGAATTGATCTTGTATAGTATTCCAAGATAACCTCACATTCTTCCTTAAATCCTTTGAATCCCAAAAGGTTGTTTCCTGCTCAATTTTCTCAATGTGTTCACGTAATATTTTAAGATATAGTTCCTTTAACTCTTCTTCATTTACCTTTATCTCAAACAAAAAGATCACCACTCCAAATTGAATCTATCTTTAAGTATGTGAAAAGGTAATTGTTCTTATACCTATTTTAATAATTTATGATTCTTTAACTCATAAACATTTATCACTAGTTGCTCTACAATATTGATAGCGCTTCTAAATGCTTGAGTTGTAGGCTCTTCTGCCCCATGGACTGCACTGTTAGCAATTTTTCTTATTTTTTGAAGAATACGTGCCTGATCCCATATAATATATTGTTTTTCCCAAAGTTCATTAATTTTTCCTTCTATAGTTTCTTTCTTTCTAGGAGTACCATCATCATCAGGAATTTTCACTTGATTATCATCGAACTTAAAACCTTTTTTCACATTAATGTCTATACAAATTTTTTCAATAAGCGTTCTTAAACCTATTGTTGCTAGCAATAAGAACCCGCTGTTATATGCGTTCACTACCTGTAAATATAGTTCTTTAACAGATTCGGAAGCAAACTTAAAGTCTATTGCTTCAACGCGAGCATAAAAAACTTCTTTTTCGACGATAGGCTTAGGAGGATACACTTTAGTGTCATATATATACTCCCGTTCACCGTCATAATTATATTCCCACATTTCTTCATCGCCATAATGATCAATAAAGGCTACAGTCTCACAACCAGCGCATTCTGTGATATGAAACTCATGAAACCATTGAATATCATCGAATTCAGAAGTACTCCGTTTATAGGTGTGTATAATCTCATGGTTTGTATCAAGATTACACTTTGAACAAAATATCTTCCTCTCAAATAAAGACATAATATCACCATCCAGTAATTGTTAAATACATTCTACTACATTTTTTCCTGGGTGTGTAATTAGGTATGTTTATGGAAGAAACTCGTCAATTAGGGGTATCGTTCATCTACAAAATCGATGTATATTTATAGTGTTTACATAATTAAGATTATAGGAAGTAGTTTCCCTTCACATACTGATATACCAACGATAATGGCTCTACATCAGTATTGTCACTAACATTATGTATCCTTATATCAGCCAATTCACATACTTTTTATGCAGCATTTTATACATACGGCTATTTAGGACGGATTTTACATAAATAATGGATAAATCATACGATAAAATCAACGTTTTAATGCATAAAATAGTGCATAAAATTAGCCATATATAAGCAATAGGAACAGGAATAGCATGGCTCTTGTGTCATTTTTAACACTCTGCCTATTAAGTAACAGGTGCGAGTCAGACGATATATACTTTACCTATACTATTCCCATTCTTATCACCTTTTCAGTAACCTAACCTAACTGATAATCCTTTTCATTCACATTCTGATTATTATTTACACTCTTGTCCTTTTCCTCTTTGCCTTTACCCTCAACCTGCAGCCGTTCCATCTCAAAGCGTACATCAGAAGTATATGGAGATTTCTCCAACAAACTTTCTAAACTCATGCCACCTAACTCTCTCAATTGAGCAATATTCTCGATGATCTCTTTATCATTCTGTGGAGTTGCAAACTGGAACACAATATCAAGGGATTCATATTCCTCATCACTGATTGGCTCCCCTTGTAACTCTAACAATGTCCTAATCTTATCGAATCGCTGTTCAAATCCTTCACGCATATATTGTTCATTGATACCCGCTTTAATCTCTGCCAACTGGAATAGCAACTTAATACTAACCTCTGACAAGTTACTAATATCCGTCTTATTCATTGATACGGCAGGTGTTTGGGAAGTATCAAGCAATGATTGCAGTAATGTCTTATACAATGATTCAAATGATTTATAATCAAGTCCATTACTCTCCATCTTAAACTCTGATCCATCATCTAATTGTAGTCCACCACCAACAATATGACTTGGCATTGCTTCCCCTTTTAACTGTTGACCAATAACAACTGGAATAGGATTCATAAACTTATAGAAGGAATCAGCATACTTACTTATTAAGTCCTCCATACTATCAAGGATACTCAACCAATCATCTAACTCACTTCTACCCTTTGTATCATCTAACTCATTATCTGTACTATATACAATCGGCAGACCTGATAGGTTGGCTCTTCTCTCAACTAACCTAATATCTCCACCATTGTTATCGTACTTAGTTACAAAGTCTTTCTCATACACTATGTAATAAGATATAGCATCATAAATAAACGCTTCGATAAAAGCGATAAGGTCATTATTCTCATCATAAACAGGAAAGCCTTGATCGGCAGGAATCAACTTAGATTTAATAACCTTATTCTCCATATAAACATACTCTGCACATTCGCCATACTTCAGAATCTTATCAAGCACCTTCTGATCGAATCGGTTATATTTCCCCTTCTTATTAATGCTCTGATACTTCTTCACTACATGCTCATTACCTGTAAAGGTGATTGGTTTCTGCAGCAAGAAAGCCTTCTGAAAATTCAGTAATGTTTTTGCATATTGAAGTACAATCTTTCTTGGCTCAAAATCTTTCCCATTATATTTGTATGAAGGTTTATAGATAATCTTATGCTGACCATCTAAATAGTCCTTCTTCTCATTAATATCGAGTAAACGCTGCTGATTCTGTATGCTGCCTACTTCTTCAACAAACCATGTTTTGCTACTCTCATACTTTCCTGCAATATACTCATGCAATTCTGTCATGCCATCACTCCTTTAAATATCAACGTAGTATTTACTTTGTTTGATTGCTTGTACGCACATCGCATTCGCTATAACAAGGTCATCATGCAGGTTTGCACCCTTTTTATTGCCCATTTTACCGTTTGTTTCTTGATATATTTTCATTTCTTCCAACGTATCTACGCACTCTATATTGATAAAACCCAACTCAAAACTTTCTTTAAAATCATTAATAAGGATCGGCTTAGTTGTATTAGTTGTCATAAATCCTAATTGGAGTTTCTTCTTACCCTTCTGATCGAATACTTTCTGCTTTAATAGGTTCATGTAGTTGTATTCTTTCCTCAACTTTTCTAACAATGGTAAGCCGTAACTGTTTCTTTCCACGCAAATAAAGGCATAGTTATAAAACCTGCCTAAACTGTTCACTATTTTTGCAAACTCATAAACTGGTACATCATTTGTATAGAAGGAAGCAACCTGCTGTCCATCAGCATTATAGATAGCCATTGTACTGTTATCATTGTTTCCACCTGTACCACTGGCTACATCGACACCGCCATAATGCTTTTCTTTTGATTTTGGTAAATGGTAAATGAATAAACTCTTATTAAGGTAAGGTTTCAATATTTCGGGGATTTCTTCTAAATCTTTCGAAGGTAATGGAGGAAATACATTCTGCAGACGATGGATAATCTTCTGGGTATCAAACACACTAATATTTGAGGTCTGAAACGCTTCATCAGGGGTTGTAGGAAACTCTCGCTGAAACTTTTCCAATGAGTTTGTTTCAATATAGTACCGCCTATACATCAACTGACGGAAGGTTGCACCGTACTTCTTATATAACTCTTTTTCATCGTGCTCTAAGTCCTTAGAGGACATCCTACGCCCTTGATTATGTAACTTATACCATTCTTCCGCTTCATCAAAACTATGCTTAAACTGGCTGCTATAAGCCTTAGCAAGCCAAGAATAAAAGTGTGCTTTCCATACACTTTCTTTACCTCTATAAGCCTTCAGAAACATCTCCTGATAAGCATTAAACCCCATAGCCGTTGACTCAATAATGATCTTACTGTTCGGGTTCTTGGCCAGTGCAGGAATACTAGTTGCAATGATTTCCTCTTGCTGTTCTGTTGGATATTTAGCCATCTCAGACAAGTGAATAAGTTGGAACGTATTTCCTGAAATACTATCATCGCCACCTGCAGTTGCCACTTGGATCCTTGACCCATTCTCAAAATAAATCTCATCTCGGTTACTGATTACCTTTTTCGGAAACACATCGGGATATTTTTCATGCGGTAACGACTGATACATCTTATTGATACGTCTAAGCAATGACTGTGTTACCTTGTTATGATGTGTCATCATTAAATAAGATGTATCTGGCTTAGTCATTGCAGAATAAATCATGTAAGCCAATGACCACGTTGTAAAGCCGATTTGTCGCCCTTTTAGAATGATATTATACTTAACCATCTCGTTATTAAATTGTTCCTGTTCTGGGTTCATTACAAATGGAATCTGATCACCGTTATTATCAATTATCTTAATGAAGTTCTTTGCAAACAATCTAAAATCAGATAGTACCTTTTGCAGTCCTTTGCTTGTTTTCTTTATCACCATCTATTCACCCCCATTAAAAAAGCCACTCCATTTAGGGAATGACTAACTCAAATCTAAATCACTATCCTCTTCTTCTGTTTCATTATCATCTTCCGACTGCTCCAGTGATTTAGCAGCCATTTTGCTATTTTGCTGTATATCCTTCTGAAGAGTAAGGAAGAGTCGAATTGATTTCTCTTCCCCTCCCTTTGCCTTCTCTGCCACAATCTTATAAATTTCCTCATAATCATCAGCAATCTTAGTATCAAGATACAGTTGTATGAGATATTTGTATTCACTTGTTTTTTCCCACTTAGTAAAAGCATTCATAGACTTACGATTAACTGTTTTCATAAAGTCATCTTCTGATTTAAGTGGCTTGGACTGATCGAATCTTAAATCAGGAAACTTAAACTTGAAGTATTCTGCCTTCTGCCAATTGATTGTTTTTAACGCATCGTAAATTGTCATTCAGCAGCACCGCTTTCTACATACTTCTTACTATATTTGTCGTTAAAGGATTTCATTTTATTAATAATTCCCTTTGTTAATAATAGGTTTGCAATCATTTTTTGTTCAATATCTTTTAGGATTTCTTGATTAGATTTATTCATGTAAAAGTCTCTCCTTGTTTTTTAAATTAATATAAAAAGCCTAAGCAGATTGCTTAGACTTGTGACGCTTTAAAAATGATTTCTGACTACTTCCCATCATCTTTACGTGTTCGGAAATACCACGAACTCCACCGAACACAGGGTAATGCTCATACTTATCTTGTAAGCCGTTTTTGCGTACTCTAGTCGCCACTATACCTAATTTGTTTAGAGCGACAAGAGACTTAGTGATTGATTCATCACCATAACCTAGCCAGGACTCCATAGTATTAATATTCATCCATGCTTTTCTTTCACTACTATTAGATAATCTACGAATCAGATAGAAGATAGATAAGTCTTTTGAAAACAAGCCGTTACCATAAATATGTTCAACCATTGCAAACTCTATGCTTATGTATATATCATCTTCAGTGATCGGCATATCCTTTTCTTCAACACGTTTAGTTTTAGGAACGTCAGTCGCTTCTAATTTAATTATCTTATCAGCCAATACCTTCCCATCACTATCAGTATAGGTTGCCCATTTTGCTTTATGATTCTTGATGATACCTAACTTCTCCATCTTAATAAGCATATCTAAGATTTGTTTGTGACTTAGTTTCTTAGTCATATTTACTTTTGAATATTGTCTTAGTTCAGATACACTAAAGATGAAATTATGTTCATTAATATCTCCTTGATGTACTCTAAAACGGAATAATTGAAGATATAAATTTAAACCCTCGTCTTTACCCATCTTCTGAAACATTGATTGTTTACCACCTGTGAACCAACTTGATTTAATCTTCATACTATCTAATGAAAACTTTTCCATTGGCAAATTGCCCCTTTTTAAATTAATATTTTAAAATTAGAAATAGAAAAAAGAGAAGATGAATAACACACACCTTCTCCTGAATTTGAACTTAAGGTTTTGAACTTAAGATTTTAGATTTAAAATAATCCATAACCGCAAAAGTTGTTTACGACTTTGCAGGTTGGAATTTATTATTTTTTATTTATTATAATTTATTATTTTATATTACTTATATCCCTATATGGTCACGAGTCATTAATCTCCACAACCCTATTTGGTCACGAAAACGAAAGTAGTTTTTCTAATAAACCCTTATAATCGTTGATATAAAGCCATTTATCTCTCATTCCCCCTTATCCCTGAATGGTCACAAAAAGTGAGTTTTTATAGATTTCCCTATCCCTATTTGGTCACAGATTGTAATTTATAATCATCAAGAGCCTTCTGCAGTTTCTCGCTTTTTGCATATAGGCTAAATGGATTGTTGCTCTTAGGATTGATGGCAATTGTAAGAGGAAGGATTTTGGAGTGATCGTAGATGTAGTCAGATAGTTTACGGCTATAGCAATAAAATAAATCATGATTTGTAATTTCTCTCAATGCATTATCTCCTTATTTGTACGTGTATTTAAATCGGTTTCTGCCTGTTAATGCAAAGGATATAATATTATCCCCTAACTTGCTTTTAGTTGGTGTGCTGTACGTGTAATCTGATTTCTCTTTCCATCTATTCCTTAACGTAAATTGAATACTAGGAAGTTGTAATGGTAAGCCGATCAGTTGGCTGATTTCATTTAAAGGTAAGTTACTCTTCAGATTACCAGAGTCATCAAGCCTTATTTTTGCCTTTGTTTGATACTTAGATTGCAGTACAAAATAGTCATTTTTTGTTGTGTTATTGAGAAGATCAATTAATTCTTCAAATCCTAATAAGCGTAAATACTTGTTATGCACAGATTTAAACCGTTGGTCATAGTGTCCTAAGAAACCAGAATCAATAGACAGTAACAGCATCTTACCTTCTTTAGTTTCAGGTAACGGTAAATCATAAAATGACCACATTAGTAACGCTGTGGAAAGAGCATACTTTTGAAAGTAATTACCGCTGTAAATATTAAATATGGCATTGATGTTCGCTGTAAGAGGATTTACGTAATCATTTCTCCCAATCCTAACAACGTGATTACACCATGATCTTCCTCTATGAAGGGCTAAATCAATGCCTAATAACTTCCTAGTATCAGTTTTATCCCCAATGAATAGGCGATTAAAGTTGTAGAAATGATTTATTTCATTTCCTCTAACCTTACTCTCAATGGCACAACCCACCAAACTATCTAAATCATCCGTTAAAACTGTTTGAAATTGTCCATTTTCATTACTGAAACACCATTCCGGGAACTGACTTTTTAACTTTTTGTCCATAATTGCAGCAGAAGATTAACTCTGCCACCAAACTTCTATAATCATCATCTAAACAATCGTCTAATCATCATTCCTCATTCCTCATCTAAAGAAGGAAAGTGGTCATGACGAATTTATTACTCCTACATCTTCACCTCTACTTTTCGATTAATTTTTTTAATTAGTATCTATCTATAAACTCTTTATATTTCTCTATCTTTGAATCAGACATACTGCAATCACCTGTTTCATACCTGCTGATAAGTGATTGGCTGCACTTCAGATATTCTGCCAGTTGCCTGTGCTTTATTTTCTTTTGTCTTCTTTTCAGAAGATATAATTGTTTCTCATCAAACATCCTTTTTCTCCTTTTAGAATATAAAAAGAGGATACCGCCAATTAAGGCGATACCCACTTTAGTTATGTATGGATTATGCTACTGTTACAACTGCAACTGCTTTAGGAGAACCGACCTTAAGTGTTGCTTCTGCAATAACCTGGCCTTTAACGCTATCGCCAGTTTTAGCCAATGGCTCAAAGTGTGGCTCACGAAGGTAAGCAAGGTCTACATAAGAATCATTGAAGAACACAACTTTGTCTGCAGGTACATGCTTGGAAAGTACAAATTGTACTGTGCCGTAATTAGTATTAATGCTGTCTACGAGTAGACCAAAGTTTGTTGTAGCGTGGTTGTAGTTATAACGATCCTTATAGATACCATCAATTTGTTCTTTAAGGTCAGCATTAACAAACGCATATACAGTACCTTCAGAAAGGTCTTGATTCCAAAGGTTTCTCATCGCTTCTTTAATAGTGTCTTCAGTTACCGCACCAGTTGCAGCCACAGCATTTGCATCATCAGCAAATTCAATTAGACCACTAAGTTGGCGTTTGAATGGAGCAGTAGAACCATCGGCTTTAAGACCATTGATAAGTTTCTTCTCCATATTAATCTTCAATTCAAGAAGGCGAGAATTAATCTCTTCAGCGAATTCTGTAGATTTCATTGCAGCCGCAGTACCAGATAGAGAAGCACCCTTTTTGAAGATTTCAAGCATATTTTGCAATTCTCTACGAGCAGATTCTTGGAATTCTGTTGTATCAGCACCTTCAACCGCTGAAATATCTTCGTCATGTGATAGTGCGGTTTCTCTCCAAGTGTAGACAGTGCTTAGTGCTTTCTCAATGTTGCCTTTTGCCATTAGCATAGATGTAAATGGTGTTGCTTGCACTCCAATAAGAGCAATCTCCTGCGCCAAAGAAATTTGTTCTGCTGCTGTAAAGTTAGTGGATTTAAACATAATCATTCTCCCTTAAATTGTTTTAGTTTTTTTATGTATAATTAAATGGCTTTGCCATAAATTATTTAAATAGGTTTGCTAGTTTACTACCGATCATTCCAGTAGTGTTCTTTTCTTTAGTAAACTTTGTATATTCATCGTCTGCAGCATGGTCTTTCGGAATATAACCATTTGCAATCTTGATGTCATTGGTAATCTGTTTTAGAGACTTAACAACCTCTTTCAACTGATCGGTATCTTCAACCTTGATTATGGAAGTAAATTGCTCTAATCCATTCTCTTTAAGTTCAAGATTAATCTCTTTCTGGAACAGGTCTTGCTGCTTTTGTTGGATTGCTTTCTCATCGTCAGTGAGGTCTTTTGGCTTATACTGCAACAATTCATCTCTTTCTGTAACGATTGGATTAAATTCTTGCTCAACCCATTCTTGCTTTGCATTCTGTACTGCTTCGTTAACCTGTTCTTGCGTAAAAGTTGCTTCAGACAAATCAAATCTCTCCTTTTAATTAAAGTTAATTTTCACTTCATCTCTTGCGAGAATCGGCATATTATTGTGCCTGCCACTAAACTCAAAAAAGAATCCAGTCAATTCAGTGGCAGGTGCGTAATCATAGAAAAAGACACCAACATCTTCTCTGTTCGTGTCCTCAATAGGTATTTGTTCTATTTGTTTTTTATTAGTATCATAGATACTAAGAAGTACAGATGATGGATCAACTGACTTATTATTAAAATCCTTAAAATGAACTTTTAATCTAATAGTGTCCCCCTGAATCATTCCATCACCTCCACATAACTACTCCCAACCACAATGAAAGCCATAGAGACATTCTGGATGGATTCCAACTCTACCCTAAGGGGATTTATCCTCTGGTAAACATCCACCCTCGCAGACCCCTCTATGACGTTTATATAACTTTCTACATTTATTCCTTTTGTTTTAGTCATTCTTATACTTGAAGAAATGCTATTTAGGGAAGATGTTATACTTTTAGCACCGTCATTTAACTTAAGAGGAATTGCTCTAACATTTGATGTAATGTTGACTATACTTGTTTGAACAACCTTATTTAATACCTTTTTGTTTGATGTATTGCCATGAATACGTAATACAGTGGAACTAGCCGTTATTGGAGTGTTTTGGGGAAGTTTCGGTGTAATTAATTGAACACTTACACTAATAACATTTGCAAACGAGGATACTGTTCTTATACTCTCCATACAATCACCTACAAGGTAGGTACAAGGATTTCATGCACAACTGTCAGTTTGTCTTGGTCACTTCCGAAGGTAAATGGTTCAAACACTTCTTGAGTGAATGGTTCTCCACCAACCGCAACATTATAGATAGCAGTTTGCGCAACTGTTGTACCATTATTGATTTCCGAATCAGATCCACTCAAAACAATTTGCAGTTTTAAAATGTTAGTTGTAATGATCGTTGTGCCAGTGCCAGGGATGGGATTGTCATAATCGTCATATTCTGGTTCGCCAGTTGTTACATCATGTATCCATTGCACCCTATTATCCGTTGGAGATAATCTGATAACTTCTGTACCATTCTCATTTTGCAATGCTATGTATTTCCAGTTATTTTGTATGTACTTTCTTAAATCTTGGTATGCCACATCTTTAATCTGAGCCAATATTAATTCCCTCCATTCTTAATATCCTGTATCTGCAACTCTAATCTTTCCAATGAACTGACTATCTTCTCTTGTGCAGCATTTTGTTTCTCGATTTGATTCAGCAATTTATCCTCTCGTTGACGGGATTCCTTCATTGTAGTCATCAGCATCCAAACAAATAGGACACAGAAAATACCTTGTCCAACCCACGTATCCAATGGAATAGTCGTTAAATCCATTTTAATCACCTCCCTTTATGGAATTATATAAATTAATAATTATGAGCAAAAAAATAGAGTAGCCACTAGGACTACACCGAAAAATAGAAGTCAAGATGGGTTTATCAACCCTTTTAATAACCTGTTTGATCAGATGATTAAAACGACTGATAACTCTCTATCATATATTCATTTAAACGCTAATTCCTCAAATACCTTGCTGTTACTGTATTTGAAAGATGCTCATGCTTTATGACGATATTTATTTCATCTTCTTCCATGTACAAAATCGGACTCGATAATCCAAAATTGTTATTGCATAGCCTTTTTTTATCTTATTTTTGTGTCCACGTTTCTTTATCATATATTCAATTGAACGGTCAAATGCTGTATCCCTTGTCCCAGTTAGTTTTATAAGGTGTCTCTGCTTTCCTAATTATATCTTTCCATATACAAAAACGGATAAGGTGGTCAAAAAATCACATAGTATCAAGGGTTGTAGAATTTGTCTAAACCGCTAGTGTTTATTTAGTCATTTTTGTGCTTATAAATATCTATCACATATTCAATTGAACGCAAAAACACTGTAAGCCTTATTGCTATTGGAATTAAGGTTGTTTCTAAACCGCTAGTATCATCTTCCTCTTACAAAAACGGACTCATTGGTATAAATATTACATAGTACCAATGGTTATAGGAGATTTAAAAACCGTCATTTTGTCTTGCTCTCACTTTTCTTCCTTTAACGAGTATTAAGGAAAAAGTGTTATAAATGGCTTCAAATCAATGAATATAAGACTTCCCTTAATTTGAAATTTATTAGAGAATGTTGATTTATCAAGGTTTATAGCAATTCCAAAGCGTTTCATTTTTTCTACTCTTATTCTTCCTTTAACGAGCATTAAGGAAAATCACTCATTTATCCAGTAATATCAACACTTACAGCAATTATGTGTTTTTGAAATTTATGAAGAATGTTAATTTTGTAGGAGTTTAATGCGTTTTCTATTTTCCTAAATTATAAATCCTCAACTGTTCAAGGACAGCCAATTCATTGAACTTCTTCTCCAATACTCCATAAAAATATTGAACAAATGTAGTCTTAATAAAACCTAATTTCTTCCCTCTTACTGCTTGTTTAAGGGCAGATAAGGACGTTTGGAGTTGTATATTCCTATCTTCTTCAAATAAATTTCTATATGCTGCTACCTCAACTTTTGACCATAGACATTCGATGTACTTACCATCTGTAAAAAATGATTTGGCTAAGTTGGCAAATTCTCTTGGTACTCGATCACTAATTAATGCTGCTAGCAAAATAGGTTGGTTACGTTTTTTATCTTTTAAGTTTGATAGATTTAAAAGATTATTAGTATTATTTTGGTAGGTCAACTTTCTTTTGTTGACTCGTTCTTTTTGTTTTTGAGGATACGGATTGAAAACGTACAAGTTGGATGATTGACTGCCATTTTTACGTGAAAGAGCATGTACATTTAGCATACCTATCTTCTTTGCTTTATTGATAGCACGTTTAAAAGTAGATAGAGATATGCCTATACCGTCCTTATGAGTGCTTGAGACAATCTTGCATTGTCTAGCATTAGACACACCAAACACAGTTGCACAATGGCGTATGAGTGCCTTTAATGCAATGATCTCCGATTTAGAAAGCAACTTATCCTTTATTATATCAACAAAATATTGTTCATTCGATGAGTTAAATTGTTTTAGCGTTTTAAACTGGCTATAACTTTTGAAATTAGTAAGGTTGCTTTGCTGCATATTAGATTCTCCCTTTTAGAAAAAAGGGCGCACTTAAATAAGCCTATCACTTGCCTATTTTTTAAAATTCGGCTATGATATACGTAACATTTGACTGGCTTAGTACGCCACAAGTCGAGCAGGGATTGCAGTCCCTTATGCTCGGCTTTTTCTTTTTGATTTTATATTTTTTATCACATATTCATTTGAACGCTAATCTTTTGTAACTCCCTTTACAACAAGGAAATCTAGGGGTTAGAGGTTGGTAAGAATTCTAAAAATACTTCTCTACCACATATTCACTCGAACACTAAAATTCTGTATCCCTTGTCAATACTGGATTAGTTGAAGTTTTCTAAACTTGGACATACCCTTTCACCTATCCCGCTTTACTCAAAAATTCTGCAACCCTTGTTATCACTAGATTATTTGAAGGTTTCTAATACGTCTTAATCCTTAAACATCAATACTATTGATAGGATTAAATTTATCGTTCTGCTCCTTCAGATCATTGCCCCACATTGCAGCGTATCTTTCTGTTACGGAGATACTGCTGTGTCTCATTAATTTCTGAATAGCAAATGTAGACATACCGGCCTGTATACACTTCTGGCAGAACGTATGCCGAAAAGTATGGCTGCTTACCCTTACATCTTTGAAATTCATTACTTTAGCCAGTCGTTTAAAGATATTCTGTACAGCGTTAGTAGTTAGTTTCTTGTTTTCTCTATTAGTGAAGATATATTCGTTCAAGTTATGCTCACCAAAATTTTGCTGACAGTATAATTTGTAAGAAGATAATTCTCTGATCAATTTGTCTGTAATTGGAATTACTTCATGCTTTCTTGATTTGCCAAAGATTCTAAGTCGGGCATTTGTAACGTCAAAATCAGACCATTTTAAATTGGTTAATTCAGTACGCCTGATACCACTAGAGAGGAAAGTAACGATCATTGTATAGTCCCGATAGGCGTAGAAGGACTTATCCCTTTGCTTCAACCTTCTATAATAATTAAGCATCTGTTTGATGTGATAATCAGAAAACACTTCTATTTTTATATCCTCTTGTGCTTTCTTAATCTTGTTGGAAGGATTGTCTTTAATAATCTCTTCTTCCACAAGATAATTTAGAAAGGCACGTATCCTCTGCAACTTGCTATTAGTGGTAGTTGCGTTATTGCCTTTCCTTTTACATTCTGTTAAATATCCCATGACAGTTGACTTAGAAATATCGTTTACATCAACAATTTCATGCTCAAAGCAGTATGTTTCAAACTGCTTGAGTATTTCTTTGTAGTTATCAATGGTGTTTTGAGAGATATTCTTATAATCCCTGTCATCATAAAACTCCTGTAAAGCAAATTTGAGCAACAA